ATCTTTTATTTCCGAAGAAGCGTCGGTTTCGACAGAGTCGTGCAAGGGTTCTCTAACGATCGGGTAAAATTTTTGATGTCTCATAAAAATCTGAACAGCCCAAATTGACAAGGCATCTAGTATGAGTGAACAATTTACTGCCGAACAGCTTCATGCGATTCGTAAAAAAGAAAAAGCCAACATATTAAAAAAAGTCCAATCGGGCGGAACTTTAACACAGGCGGAAAGATTAATTTTATATGGAAATTCCACAGACCAAAAAAGATATGCAAAGAATCAGACAGAGCTTGCGGAGCTTTTGGGCGTGGACAGAAAAACTATACAGCGGTGGCGTAAGGAGGAAAATTTTCCCAAAGCTATGGCGGATGGTAGATACGATATTATTGCTGTTCGTGATTGGCGTGAAAGGACTAGAAGCAGTTCTACAACGGATGCGGAAGATTTGTCAAAAGCTGAAGGCGAAGCCCGCAGAGTGTGGTTGCAAGTCGAAAAGCTAGAGCATGAAATCGAAGTCAGAAAAGGTGAATTTATTTCTATCGAACAGGCTCAACAAGATGTGGCTCAAATGTGTTCAAGAGCAAGATCAATTCTGCTCGCAATCCCCGATACATTGGCTCCTCTTGTTATTGGAAAAACACCAACGCAAGCACAGCAACTTATCCGAAAGGAAATAGATAATGCACTTGCTCAAATCTCGTCCGACCAAGTGGGTCTTTAGCTCTGATCTTCATGGCGACATGCAGGATGGCGAAGCTGTGCAAGCTTTTCACAAGTTTGTTAAAGAATACAAGCCCGACCTTAAAATATTTGGAGGTGACTTATTCGACTTTCGTGCAATCAGAAGAGGAGCGAGCAACGCGGAAAAGGCGGACTCGATGGCTTTGGACATTCAGCTTGGTCTTAAGTTTTTGGATCAATATCGCCCGCACATATTCTTGCGTGGCAACCACGACGAAAGGTTATGGGATCAAGCTAGATGTTCTTTTAATGGATTATCCAAGGATCATGCAGAGGAAGGCGTTAGAAGCATTGAAACAAAATGCAAAATTATTAAGTGCAAAATGTTTCCATATGATGTTAATGACGGCATCTATCGTTTGGGCAAGCTTGCTTTTATCCATGGGTATCATGCAGGCGTTAATGCTACCAAAAAACACGCTGAAGTCTTTGCGGAGTCGGGCGGTGCAGTTCTTCACGGACACACTCATGCAATACAATCTGCAAGCGTGGTTCGTCATCCCGAATGCAGAGGTTATGCAGTCGGATGCTTGGCACAGACTAAAATGGAATACAATCGGCACATGACAGGTAGATTTTTACATCAAAACGGATGGGCTTATGGAGTTGCTTGGAAAGACGGCTACGAAGTTATGCAAGCAAGAAGAATGGGAAACAAATGGCTATACGGCACAAACATAGAACTGCATGACTAGACAATGGTACGAAAAACTGCCCGAATCTGTAGAGTATAGAGACCGCAGAAAGGAGCCTAGACCACCAAAGGGAAAAGGTTGGAAAAGATTTATTGAGTTACTAGAAGCATCGCCATTAGGTGAGGTGACTTTAAGAAGAAAAATACGAGCAGAGCTTAGAGCGGGCAAGATGACATGCTACGAAGGCACAGAGCGTGGAGCAACAGGCAGATTACAAAGACAAGTATGGTACAAGAAGGTGAAGTAATAGCATTAAAGCGAGCAGTCGATAAAGGTTGGAGAGAATTTTGGGACAGGCGTGGAGTAAATCCCGATTCTTTGCGTGTTTCGACCTGTGCGGTTAACAGCTTTATGCTTCCGAATATATATGAATATCCAAATACAAAAAGCATTTACAGAAAGCTTGCAACCGCCCGACAGACAAAAGCCGTGGCAATGGTGCGAGCAAAATGTAAAGGTTGATCCGACTTCGCCCTTTCAAGGGCTTTGGAAAAGTGATGTGTCGCCATGGGTGCGACCAATCATGGAAACTTTTGCTGATCCCGATGTAAGACAATTAACGATTATGTGCTCTGCACAATCTGCAAAAACACAAACGCTAATCTGTCTAATGACTTGGGCTTTGTGTCAAGAACCCGCACCCGCTATGTGGGTAACTTCTAACGGATCAGAGGCGGATTATTTTATGAAGACCAGGATGACACCAACCATTCAAAATTGTGCACCACTAGCAAAGCAATTGCTTCCAACTCAATATGCTTTAACCACAGGGCAGGCAAACTTTGTAAACGCATCGCTTATGGTTACAGGTGCGGTAAGTCCATCAAAACTGCAATCAAAGCCTGTGCGGTGGCTGTTTCTAGATGAGGTTCGTAACTATCCCGAAGGAGCACTCGAAATGGTACAGAAGAGAACTAGGGCGTATTGGAACAGCAAGCAGATTATTGTTAGCACACCCGACATGGAAAACGATGGCATACATAGATCGTTTGTAGAAGGTAATCAACTTACATACCACTACGAATGTTCTAAGTGTAAAGACATGATTCCACTTATGTGGGGTGATATGAAATGGGCAGACGATTGCAAAAAAGATGGAGTTTACGATTTTGATAAACTAGCTGAAACTATACATTTAAAATGTTCAAGCTGTGGCAATGAGCTATACGATGAACCGCATAATCGGGACAAGATTGCAAATGATGGTGAGTTTATTGCACTTAATCCATTAGCACCAATGACTAAAATTAGCTACTATTGGAATGCACTTCTGCCACCATGGGTAAAATGGCGTGATTTAGTAGAAGAATTTTTAAGTGCAACAACCGCAATAAAAAATGGCAACACACAACCGCTTAAAGATTTTATTAACGAATCAGCGGGAGAACCATGGAAGGAGACTATGACTAGCGTAGACGATGACACAATTGATCACAGACGAGACAGCTACACACTAAACGAAAAGTGGGAAGATGAATATACACGATTTATGGCTGTCGATGTACAAGGCGGTGGCGGTTTGCATTATTGGTATTGTATTCGTGCATTCGCAAAAGAGGGAGCAAGTTCTAGACTGATTGCATACGGAAAAGCATTTAGCGAAACAGAGCTTTTAGAAATTGCAAAAGATCACAATGTTCCAAATGTCCGCTGTATAATTGATTGCGGATGGAATACAGCTAGTGTAATTCGCTTTTGCCAACGACACAAATGGAAGCCTTTTCGTGGTGATGGTGCAAAGCAATACACCGTAAGAGACAAGAAGACAGGCAAGCCAATTAAGCAGATATGGACAGAAACTTGGGCAGATGCTGAAATGGGCACAAAGCGACAAGGACTAGGCAAAAGAGTAAAGCGTTATGTGTGGTCGAATGATGCTACTAAAAACATATTGGCAGAGCTTATGAGCGGGCAAATAGGCACATGGACAATAGCAAAAAATACTACGCAAGAATATATACAGCAGTTGACAGCCGAGATACGAGAGGAAAAGAAGGAAGCTAACGGCAGAATCTCCTATGTTTGGAGGCAAATACGCAGAGACAACCATCTTAGAGATTGCGAGCTTATGATCGTTGTAGCTTCTTTAGCCACTAGACAGCTTGGCTATGATAGCAGTCCGCTTGACAATGCATCTTAGTTAATGGGAGCACAAACTTACACAGCCAATGTAGTGGGCGGTTTTATCGCTATTGTTAGGCAGACAGCATCAGGCACATTACAAAACATCTCTATTAGTGATGTAAGTCCTAGCAATACATCAAGCTTTCCTGTGATAAACGCTATCATAAACTCACCATCGGGCTACTTTCCTACACAGGTTATTGTAACTGCTTCCGAGAACGCACAGCCAATTACGCAAACTTATACCGCACAAAACACTTCTTTTTCAATCGATATTAGTGGTGTTTCGCAGATAGACCCAAGCACAAGCAATATAGATTTTAATGTTACATACGCATTAATTGCTAATGCCAGCACTCCGCAAGTGAGCATCGGTACACCATCGGTGAGCATCGGAACTCCGCAAGTAAGCATCGGCACTCCGCAAGTAAGCGTGGGAAGCGGTGGTGGTAATGTTTCTGTTGGTTCGTCAATTGGTGGCGGTGGCGGTGCGTTGCAAGAATTAGCAAATTTAAGAGCAGAGACAGGTCTATTCGGATCATTAACTGAAGCAGAACTGCTAGAAATGCGAGCCGATGTAGTGAAGCAAATTAAAGCTGTGATGTCGGGCGAGCTAGTGGTTAGCGTAACAATTGCAGGCAAACAGGTAACAAAAAAATTACCCGAATTATCAGAGCTTAGAGAATTACTAGCAGAAACAAATAACCAATTAAAATTAATTGATCCGCAGGCATACGGCAAAAAGCGTAGGCGGTTCGGTTTTGATCATAGACATAGACGAGTATGATAAAGCGATTATTTAAGCGTAAGAAAAGCAAGCAAAAGCTATCTGCACGAAATGAGCAGAGAGCAAGGTCATCTACATACATCGATGGGCTTGGTAGAGGTGACGCAAATAGAGTAACAATACCAAACTTTTTCAGACAGCGTGATCCAATTCCAAAATGGGAGCGTGTAGAATTAATCGACATGGGTCGCTATTTATATTCTAACGATGGAATCGTAAAGGGTGCAATTGATGATCTAGCTAGGTATAGTTTTCCATTAATACCACAAGCGACTTCTGAAAGTGCAGGGTGGAACATACAGGCAGAATTATATTTTTCTAATTGGGCACAGAATGCCGACTTAAAAGGGCGATTGCATTTTTACGATCTGCAAAGATTGGCAAGCATTTGTTTAGATCGGGACGGAGACATTGGCATTTTGCATGTCAACACGGACGAAGGATTAAAACTACAATTGATCGAGTCAGACATTATAAGAGATGCACCAAATAATACAGGCGATTGGGATCAAGGAATTAAATACGACAACCTAGGAAGACCCGCATCTTATTCAATATTAGATGATCCCGAAGACGAACAAAGTTACAGATCGGTTCCCGCTAGTCAAATGTGTCTACTCTTTGACCCTGAGCGAGCAGATCAACAGCGTGGTATTAGTTCAATTAGTCATGCGGTAGCCCACATTAGAGATAAAAAAGAAATCTTAGCTTATGAAAAACTAGGCGTAAAAAACTTGTCTAGCTTTAGTGCGGTATTGCAAAGCGAGTATGACGAACCCGATGAGGATGCTTTCGGACTTGCAGAGATTGACGGAGTAGATGCACAGGGAAATCCAACAGAAATAACCGTCTCGCAAATGCAAAGTGGAGAAATTCCAATACTGCGAAAAGGAGAAACTTTAACAGCATTTCAAGGCAATCGACCAAGCTCGACCTTTCAAGGTTTCTTAGAGTTTTTGGTTAGAGAGTTTGCCGTAGGTATTGGTCTGCCGTATGAGTTTGTTTGGAACACACAGCAACTTACGGGACCCTCGCAAAGATTCGTAATGGGCAAAGCACAGCGTAAGTTTGAAGAGCGACAAAGACTTTTCTACAAGCTAGTTAATCGCACATGGGCAATGGTTATTGCTGAAGGCGTAGCAAGCAAAGAACTACCAAGTATTGATGGTTGGCAAAAATGTAAGATTCAATGCCCCGCAAAATTGACAATCGACATAGGCAGAGAATCACAGCAAGAACGCGAAGATGTATCTGCGGGATTAATGTCTAGAGCACATCACTTTGGACAGCGTGGCATGGATTGGCAAAACGAAGTGAATCAGCAAGCAAAAGAATTTGGGTACATTATGGAAAAGAGCAAAGAGCTTTCCGAACGATACAATGTGCCAATAGATGTAGCCCTTAATCGTTTGGGCGGACAAGTTACAGGAAAACAAGAGCCATTAATAGACACATTAGAAGAAAATGAAATTTAAAGCATTACAAAGACTGACAGAACCATGGTTAGCTAGTCGAGAAACCTATAATCACGCAAAGCTTATGGTGCATGAAGCCAGCGAAGACTTTGTGTCAGAAATAGAGGACTTAGAAACTCCCGAAATGGCGAATGGTCTAGCGTGTATTTCGCTAAAAGGATTAATGCTAAAAAATCCAACGCCCTTAGAGCGTGTGTTTTTAGGTGCAACTTGCACCGAAGCTTTTACCGCACAAGTCGAAGAGCTAACAATAAATGAATCGGTGCAGGGAGTTATCCTAGATATGGACAGCGGTGGCGGTAGCGTTCAAGGAGTCATTGAAGCTTCTGATGCTGTAGCGAAGCTTGCAAAAAAGAAACCTGTAGTCGCTTACACAGACGGCATGATGGCATCTGCTTGTTATTGGGTAGCAAGTCAAGCAAGCGACATTGTGGCTTCACCAAGTGCTAGAGTAGGTTCTATTGGTGTATACTTGCCTGTTGCAGATTACTCAGAGCAATACGCTAAAGAAGGCATAAAGGTTGATGTGATAAAAAACAAAGACGGAAAGCATAAAGGCGTAGGTGTCGAAGGCACAGAAATTACAGACGAACAAAAAGCACAAATGCAATCCGAAGTGGAAGACATTTACGCAGATTTTAAAGAATCAGTTTTAAAGAAAAGAAGCGTTAAAGAAGAAGCTATGCAAGGACAGGCATTTATGGCTAAAAGTGCTTTAAACATGGGGCTTATTGAAGCAGTAGGTAGCTTTGAAGATGCTTTTTATTTGTTAGATATAGCCGTCAAAAAGGCACAAGGGTTGACAGCGAATCTTTAATAACATGAGTCAAGTAAAAGATTTAGCAGACGAGAACGAAGCTCTCAAAAAACAAGTAGCAGAGCTTTCTGAAAATTTGAAGGGTTACGAAAAAGATTACGATGAAATCGTAAACGAAAACGACAGCCTACGAGCAAAGCTTCAAGCTTACAAAGCTGAAGAAAAAGAAGACGAAGAATCTTACGATGACGAAGAAGAAGCTGAAGAGGAAGAAAAAGTAAGCGAAGAAGAAAAAGAAGAAGCAATGGACGAGGAAGAAAAGTCTGAAGAAGACGAAGAAGAAAAGTCCGAGGAAGAAAAGCAAGTCGACGATAGCGAGGAAAAAGCTGTAGCGATTGCAAAAGCATTAAGAAATTTGGGGGCAGAACCTGTAGCAACAAAACCAAAAGCTAGAGCACTTTCACAGGAGGAAGTTCTTGAAAAATTTGCATCAATAAGTGATCCCGCTGAAAGAGCAAAATTCTACGCACAACACAGAAACACAATTTTTAACTAAAAAAGAAAATGGCTAATTCATTCGATACCGTAGCAGTTGATGTAATCGCTCAAGAAGCATTAACTCGTTTAATTCAAAAACTTGATTTCGTAAAAGGAATCCATAAAGACTTTTCATCAAGTGCACTCGCTCTAAATAGCGATGTAATCACTCATATTGTAAATGAAATGACCGCAAGTGATGTAGACCTTGCACAAGGCTACCTTGCAAGTGCTGATGATTTAATTCAAAACGATGTAAAGATTTCATTAAACAAGCACAAAGCAGTTACCTTTTCATTAACTGATGCAGAGCGTGACGCTTCAAATATTGATCTTTTCAATCGATTTGCAGAGGTTGCATCTTACGGACTTGCAAAAGGAATTGTAGATCAACTTCTTGGAAGTGCTACACTAGGAACAGGCGGTGCAAGCATAAGCAAAGCACAAAGCGGTGGTCTAGGAATGGATGAGCTTATTGATCTAGGTGCAAAATTTGACGCTGACGGAATACCAGAATCATCTAGGTGGATCGTAGCACACCCACAAGTATTGGCAAATCTTGAGAAAGAAGTTACAGCCGTTACCAATGCTACTTTCAGCGTTAATAATTCAATTGTAGAGGGTGGTGTTAATCGCATTCGTGGATTTAACTGCTACAGCTACAATGGAGGAATCCTTAATACTTCAGCAGGACAAGTAGGAGCTGTTGCAGGATTTAGCGACTCTCTTGCCTTAGTTACCGCTCCACCATCAAGCCCGCCTGATTCAGCAGGAGCAAGCTTGAATTACATTACTGATCCTAGCACAGGTCTTACCATTCAAAGAAGACAATGGTATGATGCCAATAAAGGGATTTATGCTTTTGCACTTACTTTATACTTAGGCTCGAAGCTTACTGCGGGTAATCGGATGTACAAAATTACTAACTAAGATGCGTGTTAAAGACATAATCTTACACTTAAAAAAATTCCCGCGTAAGGGGGAAAAAGTGCTAGAGGCTTTAAAAGTCGCACCTAAACCTGCATCCGAACAAAAAGCAAAAGCACCCGCACCAACAGGGAAATAGATTTAAAAAAAAGACATTATACTAAACCCTGCCGTCATCGAATGGCGGGGTTTTTTATTTAAATAACAATGCTAGTAGAGACAATACAATCAGGGTTTGTAGAGATGCTAAAATTTGCAGGAAACAAAGCAAGGTTTGGTGAATCAGATTATGATTGCATACAAGCAGAGACGCAAGAAATAGCAGAGCTTGTAATTGGTGGAGTTGATGAAGACTTAGACGGTGCATTGGTCTTTACTAAATCAAGCTTCAATACAGGCTTGCCCGTAATTAATCAAAAATTTGTATATGGCGGTAACATTCTGCGTGTAGCGACTATTTCTACAGACCTAACAGACCCTACTTTTACCCTAGGGTTCACAAAGGTTGATGAAGCCGTTTCTGCACCCGCATTAGCCGACCCATCTATTCCATGCTACCACATTGATGGTGGCGAGGTAGTACATCCCTGCTAGTAATGAAATGGCACAGGCAAACCGCATACAAATTCGCAAAGGAACCCAAAGTGAGTGGGAACTCCACGATCCCGTCGGCTTCATCGGGGAGCTTATGCTCGATGTTACAAACAAGCGTATTAAAGCAGGCGATGGCTTTAGCGAATGGACAAAACTACCCTACATCGACGAAGCAGGGCTTGACGATCTTCGTTCTGAGTACGGGGACGAAACAGACTTTATTTTACAATTGGAACTGCACAAATAACGGAGAATACGGAAAAAACTAAAAATGAGCACAGCTACAAACATACTTGGAAAGATTGGTGAAAAAGTCGGTGAAGAGATTAAAGCACTTCGCGTAAGTCTAGGCACACAGATATCACAACTAAATCTTAACGACATTACGGGCGGACTAAATGTTACTAAAGACGCTAATGGTCTTGGCATTAGCACGGACGGCAAGGGCGTATTTAACTCTTTGGAGGTTAGCCTTGGGTCAACTCTTCATGGTGCTGTAACTGCAAATAGCTCAATAACTGCCTTGGGTCAAATTTCAGCCCTTAGAGCAACAACTACGCAGGATTTATCAGTTGGCACAGACGCATCCATTGGTGGCGACATGAGCGTTACAGGAAAGCTTACAGCAGGCTCTCTTGAGGTACAGGGCGAGACTAAGATAATTAACACAACTAGCGTTGAGGTTTCAGACAATATTTTAGAACTTAATAAATCTAGTGATAACTCCACAACAGCTTCTATTTCAGGTATAGAAATTAATCGAGGAGAGGTTCAAGGAACCACAGGTGGAGCAGTTGAAGGCATTGCACCTCTAGAGATGGACATTACTACCGACACAGGCGTTAATAAAACAAATGTGCGGGTCGATTTTGAGCAAATGACAGAGTATGTAGGCGGATTTCATGCATACTTTAACTTGGAGACAGATTTTGGGTCTGATGGTAAGCTTCCTGCCAATTCGTACAGAATTGTATTTCGTAATAATCTTACCAAACATGCGGATACACAAAATGTGGTTACTTATGATGATACCATTTCAATTCCATTAACTCATTTGCCCGCTGATCAGAGACAACCATTATGGGACAACCTTCCTGCTGACCAAGAGTTTGGTGGATGGGTTCTTGAAAAGTACAATGATACAAGTTCTGTTTTTGAGGATTTTATCGAGATAACAGACACAAGCGGTCAATTTGTGTCACATGAAGTTACAGTAACACACGCTAATTACAATGTATCCTCGGAAGATGGCGGGACAGGTCAGCAACTGCATGGTGCTTTTCAAGTTACCGATGACAATGATACATTTCATCAGGATAGTAACGACTTATCAGGTGTGTTTGTACATAATCCATTTATGAGAGGGTTGTATGACGGGGACACTTTGAAAATTAACAACATTTCAAGTGAAACTATTTATATTCACTCAACAAGTGACACAAATGCTTTTACTCTTGAAGCTACTATTACAAATGGTTCATCGCATACATTAACCGCAATCGGTAGCGAAAATTACTTTTTGAGTAAAGTAACAGATATGAACCCTGTGCAGAATGAGTCAGGAGCCATGAATTTTTACGCTAACCCAGATGCTAGAGACGAGGTCGCTATATTAGACCCTGCAATACTAGGATTGATTATTGCGGAAGGCATTAATAGACCAATCTTTCAAAAGCTTGAAAATTATATCTTTGGAGGAGTTAACTCCGCTCAAGGTCAATACACAAGTACAACTCTGTTTTCTACTTTTGAAGGTAATGGCGTTGCATTTGGTCATTTTTATTCAGAAAATAATGTAGCAAAGGTATTGAGGGATGACCCATTAGCTTACAACTTGCGTACCCAGCAATTACCTTTGGCACAGAGCACGGAAACAAGCACAAATGACAAAGCTCGGTTTATTTGGGACAATGCCGAGGATCAGCAAAAATTTAAAATACTTGTTGGTGATGCGTTGGCTGACCTGTCATGCGATGATCTAAGCTCCAATGTGGTAACCGTGCCAAATGGTAATGGTGTTGTAATTGGTACGGCTCCAATAGGAACCTACGCTGATTTTACCAATGCATTAGCGACAGCAAAGATTTAAGAATGTGGCTTCTATCCTTGCACAGATCGGCACAGCTGTCGGGCAGGAGTTAAAAGCTCTAAATGAGCCTACCCCGCCTACTGATGAGCATAAAAAGCTAGTTTACGGAGCAGATGGAGCACTTGCGTATATACAAGTGTATTCAGATCAAGGTCTGAGCAACTTAATTTCTAGCAAAGCATTTACTTACACAAGTGGAGCTTTGTCGGAAATCAAAAGCTATGCATTGGGTCAATTGGTTTTTACCCAAAGTATGACATACGATTCTAATGGAAGCCTCGTGAACATAGTAAAGGATTACGCATGAGTTTCGCTGAAGCAAGTAACAAGATCACGCAAACAGGGACAGACAATGATCTTAGTGGGTTGAACGGAGTGACAGGAGTAACTGCTACAATTCGTGGAAATCACACTACTTACACTATCGCATCAACTCATTTCTTAGAGATTAAAGGAACACTTAGCATTGATCCTGCCTATGAGACCTTGCAAATGATGAAGCAAGCGATCAATGCAGGTAGTGGGCATCCACTCACAGTAACAGGCACATTGAATCTAGGTGTCAAAACTACAGCAAATGGGAAAGACAAATACTCGGTCGGCGTAGGAATTGATTTACCAAATGAGAATCTGACAGGGCAAATGTATAACACCTTCGGGATCTCGTTTGGTAGCAATTCTACATTCTTATGGAATGGCGGAATAATTCGTACTACTGCAACTTTGCGAACTGCAAATGGGGCGACAGTAACAATCAATAGTGGGGTCTTTTATAACCTTGCGAAACAGGGGTCATCTAACACAAACACATCTCAGTTTAGAATCGAATCTTCTAATTCTACGAGTGATGCGAAAATAAACATTTACGATTTAACCTTCGATGGTGAAACTTTGGAGTCTAGGATTTTTACAAAGAGTGGATGGAATGTTGGAATCTTTAAATTTAAAAAAGGTGGATTCCAGAGTTACAATTCGCCATTTCCTCCTTTGACTTTTGAGAACTTTGACACAAGCCCAAACTTACATGACTTCGACATAATTAATGTTACTAGAACTCAGTCAAGCGGAGAGACAATTACGATCAAAGGCTTTTCTGACAGATTACGAGTTGCACTAGATGCAGGGAGAAATAATTTCATGTATCTCAAATGCGTCAGACCTATAAGTTTAGTAGTCGAAGATTTAAATGGTAACCCATTGACCTATTCTTATTACGCTAAAGATTTTAATAGTGGCAACAGAGCATTGGGGTCAAAAAATCAAGATGATAGACCTGATAAGATTTACAATGGAGTCAATCAGACTAGCAATCTAGATGAAGATGTTTTGGTCGAGGTAATTAATTACATTAATAAGACCATCACTATTGATTCTCGCACAAATTCAAATTCAGAAATTCCATTTTCTATTATTGCATACAACCAAACTATCACTGGGTTTGCAGAGGATTTAGTTGGACTCGATGCGTTGCAAAGCACGGTTAAAATGACACCAGATTTGGTAGTGTCCGAAACAAACAGGTCAGTTGTGGATGCGTATACTTCAATAGACACTCCACAGAAATTTTACGACATCGCAAAATCCTATCTTGTTAATAATTACGCAGGACAAACGCAACCTATTGTCAATCGTGATGGGTCAACAATCGATGCAGGATCTTATGATGTGGTTTTTGATACTACTGCAACAAATTCATTTAGTATTAGTGGCAACACAATAACTTTAAATGCTTCTAGTTTTAGTGGGACACTAATTACAAGCGGAAGCGTTACGCTCAATTCGACATCATACTCAGGGACAATAATTGATAGTTCGGGATCACGCTCTTTTGGATCTTATTCTGTGTCTAATTTGGTAGTTGGATCAAGAGTGCAAGTTTACAACCTAACACAAAGCTTAGAGGTGTTTAATGACATTGTAGAAAGCACTTCTTTTACTCGAGGATTCGTGTCTGAAATGGCAGAGGGTGATTCCATTAGAGTTAGGATAGCTTACCAAAATGGAGTGACGGCAAAGCAGGAACAAGAATTTATTATAACTTGCCGTGTTCCAAGTTGGGAGGTTTCAGCAAATCAAGTAGATGCCTTGGAATACAACGCCTTTGGCGTAGATGGAAGTAACATTACAGAGTTTGCCCTAGATTTAGATAACGGAAACATAGAAGTAGATGTAACTGACTTGGATAATTTGACGCAGATACAAAGAATTGGTTCATGGTATTACGCAGAGCTTATGTCTAGTAATGGCATCTCAGACCTGTTCGGAGCTTTTGTATGGCTTTCCGCAAATCAGATTTCAATAGATCAATCCAAGGTCGACCTAAAAATTGACAACAAGAAAAACGAACCACTCATGCTAACAGGTGGCAGACTTTACAGATTAGACGGCTCTACAATTATTTCTAGCACTAGCAATTCGGTGCAAATTGATTTCAGCCCTGTATATGTCGCTAACGCTCCGCTCATTTCTGAGATAGACAAAAACACAAAGCTAATCCCTGCCCTACTCTGATGCGTAAAATATTATATATGCCTGTATTGTTTTACATAACTTCTTGTAGTATGAAGCAGTTTTATCCGACAGCGGGAGCTTTGGTGGGTGGTGGTGTCGGCAGTTTGGCGGGACCCATTGGGGCGGGGCTTGGCGGAGCAGGCGGAGCCTTAGTGGGCGAAGTAGCTAGAGGTAATGAAGAGATAGAAGAAGCAAAAGAAACTATAACTGCACTATCGCACGGAGATGTAGAAGCTTTAGTAGCTAAAGGAATGAGCAAGCAGAACGGGTTATTTACATCTTTTACGGAAGGAATAAAAAAGCTTTTGGTAATAGTTGGCGTAATACTTGTAGCTTATCTCTTTATACCTGTGTTTGTGGCACGAAAATGCAGTAAGTCAGAAGTGCACAAAAGCCTAACACGCCCGCCAATGTATACAGGTGGAGCACAGGCATACGCGAGACCAGGCGGTAAAAAAAAATAAACACATTTACAGACCCTATAAGACCAAGCGACAATGAAAAACTTTGAGCAATTAACAACAAAACAAAAAATGATAACAGCATTTACAATAGTTATTTTAGTAATCATAGCGTTGGAGATTCTGACATGAACGACAGCACTCCTTGGATTGGCGTTTTGGGCACGATAGCAACTTACGGGCTAGGTGAAATGAATCACTTGATTGGCATTGTGGCGGGTTGTCTTACTTGTGCTTTGGTTACAATTCAGATCGTTTACAAGCTAAAGAAAAAATGAGTAAAAGCATTGAGCAGGAGGTTGCAGATATACTCATTACCGCTCTTAACGGATTAGTAGAGGTTCGCACTAGCGAACAAAAGGACACTATACCCGAAGACTCAATGGTTTCGGTTCACCTAGAACAGCAGGCGTTGCGAACTCCTAGCATTACAAATCTATTTGAGCATAAGATTAATGTTAAACTAAGAATGCATTACGCAAGCAATACCAAGCAGGCAATGGATCAAGCGGGTAATGCTATTGATGACGCACTTACAGAAGTTAGCTTGGCAAGCACTTTGGGGGCTTATCAGGCTGTCATTAGAGACACTAGAGCACAGGTGATGGACAGCTATTGGGAGAGAGAATACAGCCTAGATGTTTTACGAGTTGACAACGCATCTTAAGTAGAAAGTTAACACAAAAATTTTATAAGTCATGGCAATTAAAAAAGGATTAGCATCTTCACTTAACTTTGGAACAAGCGACTCAACAGGTTTGACCGTAACCACATCGGTTTCGGCAGAAATGAGCTATGCTACAGAGCTTTTTGTAAAAGATAACGATGGTGAAACCAAGGGCATGATCCTAGCTGACGAAAGAGGAACAGCTACAATAACAGGATACGCACAAAGTGCACCCTCAAGTTCTTTAGGTGCAACAGGAACAGATCCAAGTGGTACAATCGTTGGCGATGTCATTATTGTTACGGGGGTTAGGACAAATCAATCAAACGAAGACTTTACTACATACGAAACAACTATTACGGGCTTTTCGGGAGTATCAGGGACGGCATCTGATAAAAGATTGAAGCACGAAATTAGTGATCTGAGCGGACAAGTCGAGGAAGATTGCTTTACAGGAGATCTAGCGTATCTTGTCCAAGAACTTAAGTCTGCTTGAGCGAGTAAAAAAGCTCCGACCTGTTCAGTTTAGGTACAATTCAGATGTTGATGAATCTACCAAGCTAAGAGCAGGATTCATTGCACAGGAAGTGCAGGAAATATTTCCCGACTGCGTATTTGAGCATAACGGAAGATTAGCAATAAAAAACGAGTTACTTGGGTCATACATAAATCAAGCCCAAGACGAATATATAAAAAAACGAATATTAAGTAATGAGCTACCTCAAACAAGGCGACCGATACTTTCGCACTAAAGACACTAGATTCACATCAGCAGTTGTCAGCTGTGGTTTTAGTCTAAATGAAGATCCTCCTTTTCATAAGGTAGAAGATCCGACAACGGGAAAAATAATTTTAACATGGTGCATCAATGAATACAGCGATGACGGCAAAAGATATATCATTGATTTCAAAAATGCATACGATGACCCTTTCTTTCTGAAAAAAGGATACGAGGATTTACAGGACTTTAAGTTTGCTGTCTCAGCCTTAAAAAATCGTGAGCTAATGATCGACATGGTTAATAAGGCGAACAGCGTTTACAACTTTAAGGGCAAGACGGGGTGGTGGTACATTCCAAGTAGTGGCAAGGAATTTGCAAAACAGCTACAGGACGCAGATGCATAAGCCAACGCAGAGCATGGCTACAGAAGCCACGAAAGGGCTTAAATGGCGAGAAGAGCATAACAGGGGGGGAACAGCCGTAGGCGTAGCTAGAGCAAGGGACATCAAGAATAGAAAAAACCTTAGTGATTCTACGATAAAACGGATGCACAGCTATTTCTCTAGGCATGAGGTAGACAAAAAAGGTAAAGGATTTAATCAAGGAGAAGAGGGCTTTCCGTCTGCGGGCAGGATTGCTTGGGCACTTTGGGGCGGTGACGCAGGACAGCGTTGGGCTAAACAGAAAAAAAATCAGATCAATAAAAAATAAGAATATAAATGAGTAATAAAAAAGTAACTAAGGCACTAGTAGACGATAAGTACACAGAAATAGCGGGCATAAAATTGCACAAAATTACAGCATCAAGTTTTACCCTGTGCGAATTTTTGAATCTAGGATTAATAAGCGGTAAGGAGTCACAACATCCACAATTCGAATTATTAACTTTTATGTGGATTCATGCAGTTGGTGCGAAGTCAGCAAGAGACATAATTTTCCAAGCGTCTGAAACTGATTCTACAGGGCGAAGCCTGTCTTTGGTTACTGCCGTCATGGATTGGGCGGATGACATACAACTTAAAGATTTTAATCAAATTGCTGTAGGGATTGGCGACATGCTAAATGACAGCTTTGAAAACGCAATGGTTCCCGATGAAGGTGCAGAAGTGGGAAAGAGATAGGGGTATCGGCAGAGGAACCCGCAAATCAATACCTTGCCATGTGCTTGGCGTTGTCAAACAACGACGCACAGAAAGCTACAAATCTTTTTTGGGAAATGCCTTTGGTGCAATTGTTCGCTTTTGCACATGCTTACATGCAAAACAATGGCGTAAAAACTCGACCACTAAGTTCAAAAAACTTACTGAGTCAAATCTTCGGAGGGCTTGGTAAAAAAGCACCCACTAATGATAAGGGTAAAAGTGAAGGTGAATGGTTTGATGAGGAGCTTGGGGAAGTCGAATACATACGCTAGTACAGAAGCTGGGAAATTAGTAGAAAACATTTTACGCAATGTAGTTACAGGAAAACAAGCGGAAGGCTTGCCATCAACTGAAGGTATGCATGGTATTGCAATGCAGAACAAGCCGACGGAGGCAACGATTGAAAACGATGTACGAAAACTCAGGAGTGCCTTTGTGTTGGAAGGTAAAAGTAAAAATCTCAGACGATTAACTCCAAAAATTAAAGAAAAAATAATTCGCGACAGGATCGCAAGAATCGGTCATACGGGCAAGTCATTGCATTATCCTAATTGGATGGAATCAACAAAAGGGCGAATCACAACTATTGGTAACGACACTACGGATAAAACTTTAGTAGAAATACAATGTAAAGGTCTTAAGCCAAGGGCTAAGTTTAAAAGCACTCAAGGTGGCGTAAGTCACTTTCAGAAAACCATAGGCATTGCGAGTAATGCTGTATCTGAAACTGCCTTAAGTGCAGGATATTACTTGAAGAAAAAAATCACCCAAGACATCAGAAAGTTTTTTAAATGAGCGAGCAAATTGAAGTAGAAGTAGGAGCAAACCTGTCAAAATTTAACGCAGGAATGACAAATGTACGCAATAGCGTACAGCGAGTAGCGGGAGGAATTTCTCGCATGGATTTCAGTCAATCCGCAAAAAGCATGAATCGTCTAGCAGGCGAAAGTAAAAAGTCAGGGCGAGAAGCAAATACATTGCGAGGCTTGTTTCAGCAGATTGGAAACACAAAAATTGATAGTACAACGCTAAAAGTATTTGCTGAAATCTTTAAAGAGTTAGCACGAATCGTTAAAGAGTTTGGACCCATACTTACTCTTGCCATGAACGCAGGCGATGGAGCTATACGGAAATTTATAAATTCTAATGTAAAGCTATTGACTCAGGTAGAAAGATTGTCATCCAATTTTTTAGTTTTGCGTAAAGTTTTACCTGTAAGGTTATTCAGAACTATGACGGTAAGCTCTCAAAGAGTAAGTACATCCATAGTCGGAATGTCGAACGACATTGTTAATTTTGCAAAGTTTGGTAGAAATTCACTTCGCTCTGTAATTAGTTCATTTGGTAAGGTAATTCAAGGATCCAAGTCAACTGCGTCCGCAATTAAAGGGATGGGCACAGAAATTACAAGCGGTCAGATGGCAAAAGCTCCTCAGATATTTAAGTTACTTGGCGATCAGACTACAGCAATGGGTGGGAAGGTTATGCGAACCATCAGAGACTTTAGGACGGCAGACGGGATTATGGGCAAGCTAGGCGTAACAATGCGTGGATTAGGTGCCCAAGCTACTTTACTTGGCAAAACTACAACAGGGCTAGGCGGGGCTTTTGGTAATGCAGTAGCAAATTCTAAAAGGCTTGGTAGTGCTATGCGTAGCTTGTCATCTATGATCAAGGGGCTAAATCCTGCCAATATCGCGGTAAAGGGATCCTCACTAGCTTTGGGTGCTTCTTTTACTGCATTAATAGGAACAAGCAAAGTTTTAGTCCGCACTTTGGGAAGAGTTGGCGGAATGTCTTCACGCATTGGATTTAACGCATTGTCTCAGGGTGCGAGCAAGGCATTAGCTCCGATTAGAAGCATAGGCACAGGCATCAAAAGCATTGCGACAAGACCAATTCAGTCAGCAGGCAAAGCATTGGGCGGACTAGCGAAAATGGGTAGCGTTGCAGGAATAGCAATCACGGCTGTTGTTGGTGTATTTCGGACTTTTGCAGGCTTGCTGTCAAGTTCTGCGACAGGGGGAGTGGCTAGTTTTAACAAAAACTTCCGTAAAGCTATGGCAGAGTTGCCAAATTCGGCACAAGGTAGTTTTGGTAAAGTACGCAAAGAAATAATGGCTTTGCAAAACGAAATGGGATTTACAAGCGACCAAGCCCTCCCTGCATTACAGCAAGCTTTTAGAAAAGGCTTTGATGCAGACAATGCGGTAGGAGCAGTAAAGCAGGCAATGCTACTAGCTAAGACAGGAGCTACAGATTTGGAAGGTGCAATGGATTTATTAGGTAATTCAATGCGTGCATTTGCAAGTGAGGGAATTACGGCATCTGAAGCATCCGACGCATTGTTTCGTGCTACTAGGGGAGTCGATGTAAATGTAGGCTCATTGAGTGATTCAATTAAAAGATTAGGTCCCGACCTGTCATCAACAGGTATAGGTTTTAATGATTTCTTAGGTGCATTGAAGACCTTAACACAGCAAGGTAAATTAGGTGCCACCGCCATAGGTGAAATTAAGAGCCTGACTGCATCAATAGTAAGCCCCAGCGAGCAAGCAAGAGAGGCGATGGGTAAGCTAGGCGTGAATTTTACAAAAGCAGATTTGGCGGGTCGTGGGTTGGGTGCAATCTTGCAAGAGGTTCGAAACGCAACGGGCGGTAATGCACAGGCAATGGCAGAGCTATTAGGTGGACAAGAAAACCTAAATACTGCCCTAATGCTTGGAGCGAAAAACGGAACAATGCTTGCAGGCAATCTAGACGAAATTGCAAACTCTGCGGGTGGCGTTGCAGGGCAAGCTGACAAGATGGATACGGCTTTTAGTCGAACCATGAAAAAACTAAGTGCTAGAACGGAAACATTAAAAATTCAGCTTGGTGATTTGCTGAAGCCATTAATTGGAAGGTTAGGAGAATTTTTGTCTGAGTGGGTAGCAACATTTTCTACAGCAATCAAAGTGGCAATACAGCTTTTTCAAAGTGGTCAGCTAGGTGAAGTATTGTTCTTGGGAATATCTATCGGCTTACGCAAGGGACTTGTAGCAGTATTGAATTTTGGTCAAGGAGTTACAAGGGCACTTGCAAATTCATTTGTTTATGGGGTGCAAGTTTTACCTAAAGTCGTTGGTCAAATTATACCAAATGTATTGGCAAGATTAGGTAAAATAGGGTTTTTCTTTATTGAGCTTGGTGCACAATTTATGAAAGCGTTCGAGACTCCAATTGCTTACCTGACTGCGGGATTAAAGAAAGCTGTAGAAGAGGCTGCCGACGCAATTAACAAATTACCTTTTGTAGGCGACGATAAAGCAAGCAAGGCAAGAAGCTTCGAGGTAATACTCAAACAAGAGCTTCAAAATAGTGGTAGTTTGGCAAAAAATATACAAGGATTTGCTGACCAAGGATACAAGAACGCTGAAGCCATTATTAAACGGACGGACGGTGAAGTTAGTCAGTTTATAGATGGTCAAGTAAATGCCCTAAAAAAGGGATTTAAGGAAGGATCAAACGCATTTGAGCTTCCACCAAGCGTAGCTAGAGATAGTCAAAGATTAGCCTCTATTCTGAATGGTGCACTAACTGAAGTAAACGAAGCAGGGAAAGCTACGACTAAAATGGCAAAAGATGCCACCCTAGAAGCCAACGGAGTGCCAAGAAAGGCGGTAGGATCAGAAGGGCAAAATGGTCTAGGTAGCGATAGTGGAGGCGTAATTGCCTCAAGCCTCGCATCAATTGGTGGTGGTGGTGGTGTATTTGGCACACTTACTTCAGAAACGAAAAATTTAGTAAATATAGCAAAGCAAACTTTAGAAGAGGCAAAGATGCAGACAATAGCTTTACAATTAGCAGAAAACGGTAAGGTCATGCGATGATAAAAAAGGGGATAACTAACGGAGTTACTACATCTAAGTCCATTACGGTGGATGAATTTGGAATAGTAACTCAAACAATCACAACCACTTTGAGTGGAGAGTTTACGAGCGGTAACGCATACAGGTCGCAAGATTTTATGGTAATTGGTGCAAATAGCCCTGACTACAATCAATTGCTTTGCACGGATGTTTCAATTGACGACTCAGATGCGATTAAGACGATTACGAAAACTTTTAAGGGAGCAATTGAAAGGCAGGAATCATACAGATTGTCCGCACAAGGTACACAGGAGCCAATACAAACACATCCCGCTTTTGATGACGAGCCTGATGGATACAACGGAAAAATTGCGGGTAACGGAGCAGATAAAAAAAATGGTGCAAAATTTAAAGGCGATGAAGAGGATAGTGAATTTGATTACTTTCCTGCAAATGCTGAAAATGACCTTGGAGGTGTCACAGGGTATTTAAGCCCAAGCCTAGAGCTTGAAAAGATTACGGTGGAAACTAACGACAGAATGGATCAACCGACTTGGATAACGGACGACATTTATGACATTGCAGACATTAAAGATCCAGATGTACAGCTTAGTATTGGGGATCGTAATTGGTTGCTGATGGGGAGCACGCAGGAGGTAATAGGCGGAGCAATAAAGTCAACAGCGATTTATCGTTTGTCGGGTGAGAAGGGTTGGAACACAATGATTTACACATCAGCTTAATGATAAGGAGCAACATACAGGGATTAAGTGGTGTTTTGAATAGCTTGGAGAAGCGTATTGTCGCGATGGAGAGAAAGCCGTTAAATATTACGGGTGGCGAAAACATAAGGATTACAAAAATGGGAAGTGGTCTAATAATTAACGCAGACCCTGCGGGCGATTCGGGACCTGCTGTTACTGCTGAAAAATGCCCTTTAGACATTTTACGAACTGCACAGGAGCCAACTACCGCAGGGGATGACATACAAGCGTATGACATAAGCGTTCGTCTTGGTACAATTGGTGGATTTGCTCCTGCGAATTGGGAAGATGTAGGAGAAATAGGTGTTGAAGAAAGTAAATTTTTACAAGCGAGAATAACAGCAGATGAAAAAAATATTTCTACCGTTGAGCTAGAGTTAGCGGATGAAGTTGAAGGATGCATAAAAGTAGAGCAAAACAATCCACCCGCAGAGTTTACTATTTTAATTGGTGCTTTATTAATAAATGAATCCGAAGATGATCAGGGGGTGACCACATACGGGGCACATCATATCCATCGAGCTATTGCTTGTGGAAGCGTAGGCTTACATGCACAAATGATCGGGGACAATTGTTGGACATGGATAGTAAGCTGAATGAGTGAAACATGGGTAGAGGCTAAAGGTTGTCCGTGCGGGGATGTTAGTGTCTCGTCCTCTGCGATTACAAAAATTAACAAGCGTTTGGGCGACGCAGACGAATACGAGGGTGTGGAGCATACATATTACAGCACTAATAGAGTAAATTACAATAGGTGCGGAGCTACAACCTTTCAAATGACTAGTCAGATTGATAGGCAAACCGCGGTAACTTGGCAATCAGGGCTATGCAATAAGACGGTAGAGAGAACTAGTGGCACATATCCAAATACAGAAACCTATGTGTATTATATGAATGTGCAGACGCATGAGACCAAGAAGACGGTTTACACAACAGACACTTTCGATATTACCTCAACACAAAGGACATATACGCCAAACGCAGGACGCAAATACACTCTGCTTCAGTCTACAATGGTAGATAAAGCCTATCCTGATTTTATAACAACAACTGGAACAACTACCGTAGACGGGTGGGATACATATTCTACTTATACCTGTGAAAGATTAATTACTGAGGGAACAACAACAACAATTGACGAAGGTAATCCAATAACCCACACAAGGTGTCCTCCCGTAACTACCTTGCTTACAGAAACTTTAAATCAAGTACCTAGTGCAACAAGCTTTGGGCTAATAACAGAGTGCTTTAGGTACTGCATGAACTATTACAACACAGATCAAAAAGGAATAGTATTGGTCAGAGTAAAGGACGGCTTGAACGACGGGGCTATGATGCCATTGAAACAAGCTATTTACGCCACACCTATTCCGCCTAATTCTCCTCCCATAAAACATTGTTGGGATTCCACTACAGCCACACCTTTTTTAAATAAACATGAATTTTTAGGCGGAGAGGTTAAACAGACTGAGACTCGCATTGAGAATGAAAGTGAAAGTTTTGTTACTCAAGCTTACACCAAAATTCATCCAACTTTCGTGTCTGAAGAGTATCCGTTTTGGGCTGAGACAGAAACTACAGTATTACGGCAAATAGTATCTACAACACACGGGACTGTACGGGCTTACTATGCTGATGGGCTGACTTTCTCTCTTACAATTTCAGGCTTAGAGCAAAAGACAGAAAGCTTTCCTAAACTTGTAGACGGACAATTAGAATCTACAAAGTTTAATACTGATACAGACGGACGAAGGAATACGGCAAGCTACTCAGGCATTGATTGGTGGAATTACCATGTCTCTCATAGTACGGATACAATTGCTTGGAGAGGGTTTGCACAGGAATTTATTAATGTTACCAAAGACGATTACGGGAATTGGGAATATGCTGAAGATAACACAAGAGTTTTAACTACAATATGGGACAATGTACATGTAAGCGAAGTAGATTATATATCTAAAATACAAAAAACTATAACTGCGGTTATAGAGAAAACTAATTTAAATTGGGACAACTGCCGAGCAGATCACGGATACAAATCTCAAACGATAGATGTCGATATTTACAATGTGACAATGATAGATCGTCAGCCTGATAATGGTTACGGAGACTTTGGTCAATCTCTGTACACTAATCCTTATGATAGTGCTAGATTATTAGAAGGACAGGCAAGATGCCAACTTTATGAATTTTACACAATGGCTTACCCTGCGTATCAGGATATTTACGCAGTAGGCACAGGTGGCATGATGTTCGCAAAATTAAACGCAGAATTTACTACGACAATTCTAGGTAACATGAGTGCTACAGCTAATTCTGCACTTCAACGGGTAAAGGCTTTTTCAATTCCTGTTACAATAACGCGGGCAAATGACGAAACATACAGAACAACGCAAATTGATGTTGGCAATACAAGACCATCATTTACGACTGCAAACGAAAATACAGTCTTAGAGGATTCTAGTGTTGAAAAACTGAAGCACTTTCACACAGCCATGACCTTGGCTTATTTTAGTCAAAGAGAATATACAGCTACATCTTGGGGATCAGTTTATTTAGAAACAATAGAAAGTGGCTACAAAATTATTCGCGAAGATATGGAGACATACACAAGTGAAAACTATGACCCTGAGCAGGGAAATTGTCATACACACACATTTATGAGAAGTGAAGGTATACATAAAAACGGAGTCATGAAGGTTGGTGGGGTTTTGCAAAACGGGGAACCTAGAAGTTATTACTTACTTGTTGAACACAGAGGCTTACCCGTTGTCGGGCAAGTAACGACATTTAGCAATAAATGCGGTGGAGGCACATATGAAACAACTTATAAAGGTGGGGTACATGAGTTGATAGGCACACAGGTAAGCATGATTCAAACTGATGCTGTGATAAATGTCGGTGCATTGAAGCAAGAATTAAACTCAGGAAAGACTATGACTCCTGACGAATATGAACATTTTAAACTATGATTACTATATCTACCTATGCCACTAAACGATACACATACGCCCTGCCGAACTTTGGTAGGCGTTTAGCTTCTTCACTCGCTTACTCCGCTGAAATAGGTGGGAAGGTTTTGTTCATTGGCGATGAATCGGAGGAGATCAAACTTGCTTCACAAAAATACATAGCCGAGCAGTTGCCAAGCGGATGGGACTTTGAGTTGATACCGCTACCCGTACATGACGACAAGCTTCGTAACTACAAAGAAGATGCACAGCTACTTATCGCACAAATGCAAAGTGAAGCACTCAGCGAAGCAAGAAGAATACGCTCTAGCCACTTTTGGAGTATTGAAAGCGATGTCCTAGTGCCTTACAATGCCTTAAGTGTTTCAATGGATGTGCTAAACTTTGACAATGGTTATTACGATGTCGCAATGTGTACATACCCAAGTCAAGGAGGAGGTCCCTTTTTGGGTGGGCGAGGCACATATAATCGACAGATAGAAGAAGATATTAAACTAAGCGAAAGAGAAGTGCCTAAAGAAGTGTTAAAAAAGCACAAAGATTTACAGAAAAAAATCTCACAAGAAACAGAAAAAAACAAAGCACAAGAGTTAATAGAAGAAATACGAGATTTAGATGAACAAATTAAGCAATTTCCGCCTAAAGGTAATGTCTATGAATTGAATGGTAAAGAGTGGCGACAACGCGGATGGATGGACTATGCATATCCCGCAATTGGTAAGGGTGCAATTGTGCCCACAGATTGGGTAGGAATGGGTTGCACGCTATTAAGTGAAAAAGCTTTAGCGATGGCACACTTTGATGGCTACGAAGGCAAAGGAACTCAAGACCTGTACTTAGGTTGGAATAGATGGAAGCCAAGCGGACTAAATATGTGTGTTACAACTCATGCGATTTGTGACCATGTAATTAGGAAACGCGGAGAGGGCGACGAACAATTATGGGATAATTTCGTTGTAGTTAATGCATATCACGAACCCGAAGGAGTTTGCCAAGGGCATTTAAGACAAAAACACACACCGCTATATACTTTTGAAGCAGGGGAAAGATGTCACCAAAGTGACACCAAAAGCTAGAAACCTTTTAAAATAAAGGGCAATTGCTAGTCTTCCAAGCTGGTGTCCTCGGTTCGATCCCGAGTGCCCGCACCATTTATAAAACGCTGAAACTATGATAAAATAAAGGCAAGCGTTAGATTCACAAGAATTACAAAGCAACGCAAAGCGACACAAAATTATTGCAAGAATACATGAAAGTTGTCACTAAAGTGACACCATGGCAGTAAACTATGATAAGCAAAAAAATAAGTGGGTAGCCGATTATTCTGTAATCATTGACGGAAATAGAGCTAGAAGAAGAAAATTCTTTAATACAAAAAGCGAAGCTACGGCTTGCTTTAACACGCAAAAAGAAAGCTTTAGACTATACGGACAGACCACGGAGTTTGACCTGCAAGAATATGCACGATATAAACGGCTAGAAGAAAGCTTACAAGGTGCAACGCTAGAAGATGCTGTGCGATGCTATAACGCAAGCGAGCAAGCACAAGAAAGCATAAAGCTTGAGCAAGCAATAAAAGAGTATCTAGGGCAAAAGAAGTGTAGCAAGGAACACATGACAAATCTAAAGATTTATTTAAACAAGTTTCTGCACGGCTTTGGTGATGTATATATAAATCAAATCAAGGCACGAAACATATATAAAATACTAGACGAAATAGATTATTCTTTAGTTTATAAAAACAATCTACGCAGAGCTTTCGTAACTTTTTTTAATTATTGTATTTTTGCTAAATATGCGGTGACAAATGAGGCACAAAACTGCCCGATGTTCGATGAAGATGACGAAGGAAAAGAGATAGAAATAATAGATGTTGCAGAAGCAAAAAAACTTTTTGCTGTGCTAGAGCAATCATATCCACATTTAGTGCCAATTAATGCACTTAGAGCTTTTGCGGGATTAAGAACTGCACACGCAGAATCTTTTAAATGGTCGCAAATAAATTTTGAGGAAAAAGGCATACGATTCACAGGTGGCGGAAAACGAGTGCAAGCATTCTTAGAAGATTATCCTAGCAACTTGTGGGCGTGGTTAGAGAAATATAAAGACTTACCAATTAAAGAAAAGCATAGCAGAGAAACAGGGCAAGTAATGAAAGAGCATAATATACATTGCCCGCATAATGGCTTACGACATGGCTTTGCTACATATCATCTAGGAAAATTTAAAAACATCAATACTACTAGCATCTTAATGATGCATAGAGGGAGCACTAGAATGCTCTTTGATCGTTACAGAGGCGTGTCTAGCTTCGGTGCTTCTGTCGAGTATTTCGAGATTCTACCGCAACAGGCATAACTACAAACGGCTGTCCTCGTCTTTGCACATCACTTTCTACGCATCGACATAGATATTCGCTAAAGTTCATCTGTAATTCATCCGCACGAATCTTAGCTTTTTCAACAAGCTCGGGACACATGCTTATTGATTTAGTGACAAATGTCCGTCCATTGGGCATTAACTTGTGTTTTGTTCTCGTGTAGCAGTTTCAGTATTGGTGAAACCTCACCCTCTTCTATGTAGATAAGTGATGATTCAATGAGCCACCTTATTGTTGTGGTAGTTTTTCGTTCACGCATGAATGCTTGAACTTTTTTAACTCCTTGAAGGGTATCCTCATCAAAGAGCAGATTTATTCTGTTATTCATAAATTAGGGCAAAAAAATTATTTGTATAAATAAAGAAAGTATCAATATTCATAATACATAAAGCGACACAAAGTGTGATAAAGCAACACAAAAAACAAAAGTTGAAGAATTAAGCCTTTTTGTGTTGCTTTGTGCTTTCTTGTGCTGTTTCTGTTTGTCTCATGCCGTTAGCAAACACAATAAACAGCGAAGTAGTTTTTACCGAAGAGGTTCGGGAAATACTACGCTACAAGTCAAACGAAAGTGTGCTAAGATTGGTGCGGGCAGGGAGATTGAAGCCGTTATCCAAATCTAAGCCATACCGATTTAGTCGGATAGAGATAGAAAGGTTTCTACAAGGTGGATAAAAAAAAGTGCCCCACACTCAAGAAAGAGTGCAGAGCAACTAACACAATAACACAATAGATAAATATAAATATGAGCGAAAGCAAACTAGAAAGTGCAATAGCAGAAGCTAATGCCAACTTAGAATCACAAGGTGTAAAAGTAACAGGCGGGAAAAAATACTTAATGGTCAAAGATCGAGTTATAATTTTTCGCAAGCATTACGGAGACACATGGGGAATTGAGACTAAAGTTGTGGAAGTAAATCCTACAAATGTTGTGGTACAAGCAACCATAATTAATGAGGATGGTGTAAGAATCGGAAGTGGACTAGCAGAAGAAGAGCGAGACACAAGAGGCGTGAACGCTACGAGTGCTTTAGAGAACGCAGAGACATCTGCAATCGGAAGAGCTTTAGCAAGTCTGGGATTACATGGCGGAGAATACGCAAGTGCTGACGAAATGGTGCAAGCAATTACACAGCAAAAGAGCAGACCAAAAGCTACAGGTCGCACAAGCACAACAGAGTATGATGAAGATTGGAAAAATGCAGTCGTACCAAATGGCAAGAATGCGGGCAAAGCATTAGGCGAGCTAGGCGAAAAATCATTAATGTGGTATATTGAAACATGGCAACCATGGCGTGGAAAAGATGGCGATCTTGAGCCGAAAGAAGAGCACATAAAATTTAGAAGTGCATTAGATTCGGCAAAAAAAGCTGTATTCAGTGATGGCGAAGAGATACAGCCACTAGATGTAGAAGTGCGTGATAATGGAACGGATGCAAGTGCTTCTGTAGAAGATGAGCAGACAAACGAAATGCGTCCCGATGATGAAGGAGAAGAGGTCCCTTTCTGATGGAACAGATAGCAGTAATTACATTAATCGCAGGTTATCTTGGAATGTTAGCATGGGCATTAAAAGAAGCATACTACGAGTCCGCTAGATGCAGACATCTCATAGAATCAAATAGAGAACTGCACATGGAGAATAAATATTACAGAGAAAAACTTGATAACTATTATAATAGAAAATGAATATTGTTTACGACATAGAGACAAAACCTAATCCAAAGTTTTACGAAAAGCTTTTAGCAAGCGAACCGAAATTTGATCCCGATAGCGTTGCTGTGGGCAATCTCAAGGATGAGGAAAAAATAAAAAAGAAAATCATAGATGCAGGAATCGCACACGAAAAGAAAATGATAGAGTGGCGAGAAAAGCAAAAAAAGACTTGCTGTCTCGATCCCGATCTTGGGCAATTATCAGCGATTGGTGTAATGTACATCGAATCGGGTAAAAAAGAAATTGTAGGCGTAGATACTGCAAGCGATGAAAAGGAAGCTCTGCATTATTTTTGGTCAACAATTACAACTACGAGAAGCAAGGGCTGTCTAGCTTTTGGATGGAATACAGACGGCTTCGATTTGCCGTTTTTATTTGGTCGCAGTCGATTGTTAGGCGTTGGTTATGATGCAACTCTAATTAATAACTATCGCTACTTTCATCCAAGCTTTGTTGACTTACACAAAGTGTGGACATTTGGAGCATATGGAAAATTCTGCAAACTAGAAAAAGCTTGCGAAGCATTAGGTTATATACAGCCCGATCTAGAAGTGCATGGCGGAACATTTCACGAATACTATGATCGAGGCGGAGAAGATAGAGAGCTTGCAAAAAAGTATCTAGAAAATGATTTAGATATGACTTACTGCGTAGCACAAGCAACGCACGGAGTGAACGCAGGGCTTGCACATTTATCTAAAGCGGAGGATGCGTTCGATGCACATAAATAGTCTACTAGCTTTCGATGAAGAGCGAGCAAAGCTTAATAATCGTTGTCAACGAATACTGCGAGTTATTGAGAAATATCCAAACTCTACAGATCGAGATATTTTGGCGGAGCTTGGTCAATCTGATCCTAATTATGTGAGACCAAGAATAACTGAACTAATAAGGCGTGGGCTTGTAGTGGAGACAGGTGCAACAACATGTGCTGTGAGCGGAAGAAAGTGCAGAACGATTGGACTACCTAAGTTTGAGCACGAAGGACAGCTAAAGATGTTTGGTATATGAAAATGAGATTTACCGACATTCACAAGTGGGGCAAGTTATGGTTTCGGGGTTTATCCCCCGAAGCCAAGCTCTTGCTGTTGTATATGTACGATGCTTGTGGCGATGCGGGTGTTATTGAAATCGACCCAAATCGTTATGCATTCGATACAGGGCTTGGTGATTTCGCAATTGAACCTAGTATTCATGAGCTAATAGACTTGGGTAAGCTTAAAGTATTAGATGAACGCTATTACATTCTGCCGTCGTTTATTAAGTTTCAATATCCGAAGGGCTTAAAGCGTAACTACAATCCGCATAAGTCTGTTTGGAGAGAAATACAAAAGCACGAAATTGACTTAGATGATTTGCAAATTTCAACCCTTGAGCAAGGCTTGACTAAGCCTACCAAGATAAGGGTAAAGGATAAGGATAAGGATAAGTATAAGATAAGGATAAAGACTATATGGCTCAAAGCTGTAGGTAATGCAATTAGCCCTAGAATCAATTTTGATTCTGCTAGAATGCACACAATCAATAAGTATCTAGAAGATTATTCTTTGCTACAATTAGTGCGAGTTTGGCAACAAGCGGGCAGAAGCGACTTCTTGACTAACAGAAGTGGCAACAATCGGAACGGATGGCAGGCAAATTTCGATTGGATTCATAAGCCCGCCAATTGGAGAAAAATCACAGAAGGTGAATATGATAATCGAGGAAGAACAATTAAATATGGATTCTGAGCCTAAAAAACTTCTTGCAGACTTACAGCACAGAAAGGTTACAAGAGTTTGCAAGGAGTCGGGCGTAGAGTTTGAACTGGATCAAACAAAATATGGCGAGATATGGTTTCCCGAAATCGAATACTGCGATGCAGTCTTAGAGCGATTTGCTAAAGAAGAAAAAGAACAGATCGAAAACGAAAAGCGAAAGCGTATAGAAGAAGACCGTAAGATATGGATTAAAGAGAACATACCGCCATACTATCAGAGTGATCTAGATCGCAATGCAGACTTAGATTGGGCATCTGTAGATAAAGCTCTCAAGTGGAATAAGCAGAGCATGGTGCTTAAGGGAGAAACACGCAGAGGAAAAACTAGATCGTTGTATGAGATTGCAAAGAAAAATGCATACGCAAAGCCATACATAGTTACAGCAGAGCGTTTAGCTAGAATACTTGGGTCATGCTTGAGTCAATCGGCAAGCTTGCATGAGAAAACTATCAAGCAGATATGCAGACACAAATTGCTTTGCATCGATGATCTAGGAAAAGAAAGCGTTACGCACAGAACACAGGCGGATTTGTTTGAAATCATAAATCACAGACTAGAGCAAAATAAGCCAACAATTATTACAACTAACTTTGATTCTGAGGGTTTAGCTAGAAGGTTTACGGATCAAGATTTAGCTATCCCATTAATCGCTAGGATCGGAGAGTTTAAGGTCATTCAATTTAAGTGAGTGATCTAGTGGAGTTTTGGGTTGATTGTGTGCCACCCAAAAGCACACATCAGTCCGCTCTGCGAATCTTTAAAACTAAAGCGGGCAGGCAATTTGTGGGAAGAGATAGCAAAGGGCTAAAGGTGGATAAGATGCTACAAAGCTTGTTGCTACCTTATAAGCCGAAAGTGCCCTACTCTACCGCTGTGGATTTATCAGTAAGATGGATTTATCCATACAGAAAAAGCGAACCCAAGAAGAATAGAAAAGCACCTATTCCATGCATCACTAGACCCGATTCGGATAATATACTTAAAGGTTTAATAGATGCTATGTGTAAAGTCGGATTTTTTACGGACGATTCGATAATTTTTCGCCTAAATTTTGAAAAGTTTTTTTCAGAAAATTCGGGCATTGGCATTGGAATACGCACCAATAGTAGCATTCCCGCTTAAAAATTTTTTTTAAAGAAAGATAAGTTTACCCTTGTAATATGCGAAGCTTCGTATACTATGGTTTACATAATCTTAATTACTAACACCAAAAAATCTAACACAATAACCAAAACAACACAGGAGACTAACACAATGAACACAAACTCTTTAATCTCAGCCATGCAAATTATCAACCGCTCAGCATCAACAGAAGAGATAACAGAAACGCCTTTTGTTATTAGATCACCTTTTATTGCTGTTACTAATCACAGCGGTGATAAAGTAATGCATGATCTTTTTACCTTTAACCATGAAGGTAATCAAATTGTCTTACATTTGGATTACTCAATAGATCACATGAGCGTTTTCGTTAATGGTACAGAAGTCTCAATAACTGCATACGACTTAGCTCGCTTTGATTATAATACATCTAACCACGGATATGTAACATTCAGAGAATTAGAATCCCTTTTCTCTGCTCGTTTATTTGCATCAATTTAACAACTAACACAGGAAACTAACACAATGATTACTATTAAAACATTACACGATGCAAGAAGTGCAATAAACTTCTTGAGCAGGCAAAAAAACATGATCTTTAATTTGGTTTTAAACTCTAAAGGTTACGAAACAGACAAGCAGAGATGGAATGGAAATAACAACTATTCAAAAAAAATTGTAAAAACTAAATTGCGGAAGATTATCAAATTTCACCTATGTAGTGATCCTGTAAACAGACAAATGCAAGAAGCTGTGCGGTTGTTTATAAAGGAATTTTGCTTCAATTGTGGATTGATTGGTGAAGAAGAGCGTAAGCGTAACAAAGAGCTAATAGAACACGCTAGAGAATATGCAATGATTACAATATCAGAATATAACTAAGATGAAGAAACTAACACCAATGAAATACCAAGCATTCTTTATAGGAGTAAGGGCTTTTGTTTATTCACCGCCTTTTGCTAAATTGCAGTCTGCACAAAATTGGATCGGGAGAAATCGCCACAGAGTAGTCGAGGATTTGCAGATCATAAAATATCACCCAACAGACAAAAGCAAAACTGAATGGCTACATGAGACAGGCGGTAGATATGCCCTTTCTTTTCATGCTACTCCACAAGCTCATTACAATCTCACAACATGTACAGAAGAAAAAAGCAAAGCAGTATGAAAAAACTAACACCAATGCTAGGAGCATCGTTCGTAGACTTTCAAGAGCGAGCTAAACAGAAGAAAGCTTACGAGCACGAAATACCCGACGAATGTTGGACAAATGACATCTATGAATGCTTTGTGTATCGTGGAGATAAAGTTCCTAATAAATCAGATTATGAGATAACATGGCTTTCGATAAAAAGAAAAGATCGTGCCCCCATAAATAATTGGAGACATCTACAGCAGATTAAAAACGATGTATGCGGGAAGAACTACACAGCAGTAGAAATCTATCCATCAGAAAAGAATTTGATAGATCAAGCTAATCAATATCACTTGTGGGTCTTCACAGATGAAACAGAGCTACCCTTCGGATGGACAGGACAAAGAATCACAGCAACTAAAGAGCAAGCAAAGAAGATAGGAGCAAAGCAAAGATGATAGCGGAAAGAAAAAACATAACAGAGACAAAAACGATTACAGACAAAAAGCTCACACTAGAAGAGATGCAGGAATTTGTGGGCGGATTGATCGAGTTAGTTTATCTAAAAAATGGAGATCATTTGATTATAAATGAGGAAGGAATTTTGCTAGAACTTTCACAAAATCACGAAGCATCAGAGATTGCGGGACAGATGATCCTCGGGAATGCTTTAATTCTAAAGGGAAAAGCACGATTGGAATAAAAAAATAAAAATCGCCAAAATAATGGTTTTTATCCTTGTGTTATGCGAAGCTTCGTATACTATGGTTTACATAATCTTAATTATTAATCTTAAAAATCTAACACAATGAAAAACGACACATTATTAATCAAAACCAAAAGCGACGAAATTCTTATCACACGCCAACAAGCAGAAGAGTGGAGTCAAGAGCAAGAAAAGTTTAGCTTTGTATGTGATGAGTTTGGACTTTACGCACATCAAGAATTTTTGATCGAAAGAATCGAAAGAGGGTTTGAAAAGCTCTTACAAAAATAACACACCACAATTAACAACCAATAACAACATACAATACTAACACAATGAAAGCTATAGAATACAAAGAAACATTACACGGACAAGAATACGGAAGAATGACCGATACACACATGCACACAGACGGACATTTTTACTACATCTATGTAAGCAACTCACTTACAATTCAGATTAACATTAACTATCTCAAAGGATACTTAAAAGTTTACAAGATCATCGATCAAGGTAGCAACGAACATAAAGAAGAAGTGAGCGTAACACATTATCAGCAAATCGAAGATTATAACTACTCTACAAAAAACGGAGTAAAAAGCTTTAGGCAATTAGAGTGCGAGTTTACTTGCACAATATTTTAACAACCAACAACAACCAATACTAACACAATGAAGAATTTAAGTAAGCAAAATGCAAAAGCTCTGTGGGATTGGAAAGGCGATGCAGAGCACAGGGAAGTCAAAGCAAGAATAGCAGAGACAAAGAAAACGCTACAAAAGCTCGCAAGCAAAGCTGTAAGCAGAAAGGGCGATACTCTGAAACAACTAGAAGCAATTAATATATTATCGGGGCAAGCAGTTATTGATCTGAAATATTTGCAAACGATTCTATCGATAAAGGAGATGTCCGAGCTATGAGCGAAATCATAATTTTTTTACCTTGGATAATTTTACTAATTTTTATGACGAAAGGAATATTTTACAATGAGTAACACAAAACATTTATTTGTATACGGAACGCTTAAAAAAGATTTTTCAAATCACTACTTACTAGAAGATCAAGAGTATGTAGGAAAAGCAGAAACATGGAATAACTACATAATGCTACGACATGGGATTCCCTATGTGTATGAATCAGACAAAGCTTATCGTGGAGATGCAGGTTATCCATTAGAGCTTGTCAAAGGGTCAATGATACAGGGAGAATTTTACAAAGTAGATGACGAAGCACTTGCAAGAATAGATCAGCTAGAAGGGCATCCAAGTTGGTATCGCAGAAAGCAGATTAATATTCGTGTAGATATTGGAAACGATTACCCAATGACATGCAGAGCATGGATTTATTTTATGAGAACTGAAAGAAGCATGACAAGCAAAACGCACAATGGATGCCCATGGTTCACATCAAAAGCTAACATCGTGAACAGCTTTGATAAGTAGACAAAGCATCTTATATGTAACAAGCAAAAGTAAAATTATGAAAAAAGAAAAAGCTAAAAAATCCACCACAGCGGGAGAGATTAGAGAAACTACCGAAAACGAAATTATAACATTGGAAGAATTTAGTAAGACCCTTGATTGGTTACGCTACGAAAACAATTACTCCTATATTGAGTCTCAAAGATATTTTAAGCGAGTGCACAATATTGATAAGGATCAATTTGAGGAGCTAAGTGCTCGACTAGATTAATTTGTTTCAGACAAAGCAAGCAGGCGTTTTATAATTATTGGTGAACGCTATAAGCAATAACGATTAGCTTGGGCAACAAATCCAAGTGATATATCTAAAGCTCTTGCAACCCTCTAGATTGTGTTAGGTCTAGGGGGTTTTTTTTAGCTATATATAAGAGTAATTTTTCCCGATTTTTTTCGGTCTTTTTAAACTTTTTTCCAATTTAATTTTTAGAAAGTCGGGAGTCTTAGCATTGGTGCGACATTCCCGCTTTTGCTCAAAAAGGCGATTTCTTGGGTTAACCCTTGCTCATATGCGATTCTTCGCATATTATTCTAAACATAATCTTAATTATAACTTTAATCTTAAATACTAAATCTAACACAAAATGAAAAATCACACACAAGCTCTTCAACTTCTTCAAAACCTCACTTTCGGAATCGAAATCGAATGCATGTTCCCAAAGCATCTTGCTCGTCAATACGGAATCGAAGTTAGTTCCTACAATTGGAGAGAAGAAAACATGATCGACATGAATCACATCAATGATCTTGAAGGAAACGCAATCACAGAATGGAGAGCAGGATACGATTCAACAATTTCCCGCAAGCGTGACTTTCACGGAATCGAATTTACATCCCGCATTCTTAAAGGTGAAGAAGGACTCAAGAATGTAGTAAGATTCTTCAAATGGTTAGATGCTAAAGGAGCTATCGTAGATCGCTCTTGCGGACTTCACATTCACATCGGATTACAAGCAATGACCGAAGGTGACAACATCGACCAAGCTATCGAGACCGTCCTTCGTACAATGAAATTTGCTAACAGCATCAAAACAACAATCTTCGCACAAAACGGAAGTGCTTATCGCTACTTGAAACATAACTACGCTAAACCAAATGTTTCCAAGCATCTTGCAGAGCAAGAAGCAAGAAACAATAGAGTCCCTATGTTTGATTACGATAAGTTCACATTCTTAAATACTCATCGCACTCGTAGCAACGGAGTACAATCAAGCAAAGCTACTATTGAGTTTCGTGCATTCGCAGGAACTTGTAACTACAATAAAGTTTTAATGCACTTGCTTACTGCTTTTATCTGTGCTCATGCAGGTATGACCAACAAGCGAACCGCTTGGGATGGTAAGCATAAAACTGCTGACAAAGGCGACATTGCTTTCGATACATTTGTAAGAAATCTTGGATCGAACAAAAATAAGTTTCATGCTCTTGTTAATCAGTTTCCAACTTTCGTAGAAAACAAAAGAGCTATGTTTAGCATCGGGCGCAAGATGGCTAAGAAGTTTGCTACAAACATTCGCAGAGCAGTTAATCGCTCTAACGGAACTCTTGATCTTACACGCTTCGTGTAAGGTCAGTTAACAACTAACAATAACAACTAACAAAATAAAACAATGTGTGTAATAATATTTAGCCCATGTGCGGGAAGTCGCCCAAGCTCAAAAACTTTAGAGCTTTGCGAAAAAGCAAATCCACACGGAATCGGAATCGTAACGCAAGGATCAAGAGAAATGTTTTCAGTAAGCAAGGGAGTTTCTTTAGACTATGTAAAGAAAACGCTACGCAATACAGACGGACCCATCGCCTTACACTTTCGATACGCTACAGCGGGCGGTGTATCAGATAAGCTTTGTCATCCATTTCCATGCACAGCAAAAGCAGAAACATGGCTAGACTACGAAGCTTCGGATATTCTAATGACTAACGGAACTTGGTTGAATTGGGAGCAAAGCTACGAAGTGGTTCGCAAGCTGTTAAAATTGCCTGCACTCAAGGGTAGCTTATCAGATACTAGAGCAATGGCACAGACAGTAGGATCATCTTTATCTACAGCATGGCTTTCTAATATATCAGACAAGCACCCAAATCATAAAAGAGTGCGATCTTTGTATATGAGCAAGTGCAAGAAAAAGACCGCTACATTTTACGGAGATTGGGAAAGCTACGAGGGTTGCAAGTTCTCTAACATGAGGTGGAAGCCCTCAAAATTTACAGCTAGAAGACACAGCTTCTTACCATATAAACCACAAGCAACACAGGGAGATTTTTCATCATGGCTCGGATCAAAATATTAAAGGGATTGACAAGTGCGATGTCTCGCATAAATCTATACGAGATGCGACTGCAAGCAATTTTAGATAAAACACAGCGAGTAATAGATCGTGGTGACGCACGAATGGCTGATCTTGCGAGATTCTTAGATAAGAATTGGAATCAATGTCACGAATGGATCGTAAAGCGTAATCATTTGCCAAATGCAGAAGTGGCTTTAGGTATGATGCACTTTATAGCAATACATGACAAAAGCGGAGGGTGTGAAGTGCGTTACGAGCAGACAGAAGACGGCAATAAAATATATTTAGACGGAAGACAGCTATCAGAAACAGAGCACGATTTATGGGTGGAAAATAATATGCTAAAGACAATTATGGCACAGGATTACAGTAAGTAATTTTTTTTAAATATGGATAACAACGAGCAACAACCAATAATAAATCATACAAGCGAGAAACTCGTAAACATTGACGAAGTTATCCCAAATCCAAGAAATCCAAACACACATGACGAAAAGCAAATAAAGCTACTTGGTAAAATTATTAGATTTCAAGGTTGGAGATTGCCGATAGTTGTAAGTAATCTAAGCGGGTTTATTGTTCGTGGTCATGGAAGATTAGAAACTGCAAAGCATTTAGGGCTACAGCAAGTCCCTGTTAGTTATCAAGATTACGAAAACGAAGCTCAAGAGTGGGCTGATCTTATAGCTGACAATAGAATCGCAGAGCTTGCGGAAATAGATCGTGCATCGTTAAAAGACATGATCGAACAGCTAGATACAGGCGAAATTGATCTAGATGTAACAGGCTTTGACGATAACAGCTTGGAAAAGCTTATGAGCGAGTTTCATCAAGACACAGAGTCGGATGACTTGTCGGACAATCTAGGTGAATACTTTGCGTTGGAAATTAAGTGCAAAAACGAACAGCAACAGGAAAAGCTATACAGAGAATTGTGTGCGGAGGGCTATGAGTGCAAGATTTTGACATTGTAAGAGAAAGCGAGCCCGAGGATTCTTTTCGGGTTCAATCTGTAATCGGTAAGTATGATCTACAGAGCAAAAAGATTGTAGAGCGTTTTACAGGCTCAATTGCATTACCCGAAAAATGGTCAATCGGATTAATCGTGGGAGCTAGTGGGACAGGTAAAACAACGATTTTAAAAGAGCTTTTTGGTGATTACATAACGGAAAATCATAAATTTACGGCCACCGCTGTGGTCGATGACATGCCCGAAAGCGTTTCAATGACAGAAATATGTAAAACATTGAATGCGGTAGGGTTTTCAAGCCCACCATCATGGTTAAAACCGTATCATGTATTAAGTAATGGCGAAAAAATGCGTGTAGAGCTTGCTAGAGCATTGTTAGAAGCTCCAAATATGTTCGCTTTTGACGAATTTACATCTGTCGTAGATAGAAATGTGGCAAAGATCGGTAGCTACGCTATGCAGAAAGCAATTAGAAGAACTGACAAGCAGTTTATAGCGTGTACTTGTCATTATGATGTAGAAGAGTGGTTACAGCCCGATTGGGTCTTTTGTACAAACAGCATGAGGCTGAAAAAAAAACTCCCGACAACAGACCGCCAATCAGAGTCGAAATCTTCGATGCACAAACAAGAAAGCAAGAGCTATGGAACTTCTTTGCTCGCTACCACTATCTAAACACAGCCCACAACAAAGCTAGTAAAGCTTTTGTGATGACAGCGGAAAATAATTTATGTGGGTTTATTTCAGCATTACAATTTCCGCACCCGAAGCTGAAAAATGCTTATCGTGAGCACAGAGTGGTAATTCTGCCTGATTACCAAGGCGTAGGGCTTGGACATTATTTGTCCTGTTGGCTCGGTGAATATCTAAACAAAATTGGCAAAAAGTTTATTTCTACGACAACAAATCCCGCATTAATTGTATCTAGAAGAAAAGACCCGCAATGGAAAACAACTAGATTGGGGCGAGTGGGTCAGTTCGGAAAAAACTCCGCAATGAAAACTAGCACATCATCCATTGGAAGATATACGGCAAGCTTCGCATATATCCCTAAGAAATGAATGATCTAATATCTATATTTTGTTTTATGCTGTTAGGGTTAATACTGCTTGCATGGATGTATGATATGCTATGAGTCGAAAAGCTCCATTTATTAGTCGTAAGTATGCCCTAGGTGATTGGGGTAACGCTAAGTATGAGGACGATTTTTTCTTTGATGAAGAGACAAAGGAATGGGGTAATGATACAGACAAAGCATTGACTTTACTAAGCGAGATGCTAGGCGAAATGCTTGTATGGCTAAGCGAAGGAAATATGCAAAGCAAAGGCTACAAAGAATGTATAGCAAGAAAAAGCATAGCACTAGTTTGGTGCATGAGACCCGATTTATTACAAAATAGATCACTAAGAGAAATATCCAAGATGGGTGGGGTGTCCTTTACTCCCGCTTCGCTATCAAAGCATGTGGCATTTTTTACGGAAAAGTTTGGCAGATTTCATAACGGCACAAAAAGCGATGAAGCAAAAGAGAATTATAAAGCATCTGCAAAATTATCCCATAAAAGAAGAAAGCAATCACAAGACAAGCAGGGAGAGTAGTCATATGTTACAAAATCAAGGAGACATTAAAACGGAAGTAGAAGCGTGTCTAGCATTAGCAAGAGCATTTGACATGGAAGATTTAAGATGTCCGCCACACAGCAATGAATACTTGAATGCAAATAATGATAATGAGACATTCATAGATAACGCTGAAGAAGAGACCGAGAAGCTCGCTAGAACTAGTTTTTACATCGCAGAGATATGTAGAGGCAGACCAATGGAGCAAAAGCATTTAGATAGAGGCTACACAAGAAAGTCTGTAATCTATCTATTGGCGTGTAATGCGTATCAATTAGCTAAGAATATTCATAAGCAATCTTTTATTTTTCAAGAATCGTCGGTTTCGACAGAGTCGTGCAAGG